CCCAAGTTCGTTTCCAGCCAGGCAGGATTGAACATCGCAGCATTTACCAAACACGGTGATGACGCAGATCGAACCTTCATTGTAAATGGCGACGCAACCAAAGCTGTGCATTACCATCAATTCCCATTCCCCAGCAATACCCTACCCATGGCAATGCAGTCTCTCGGATACAACATCAAAGATTCTTCTGGAGTTGATGGTAGATATACCGGCAGAGACACAGGTTCAATTATCACTACCGGTGGAACACAAGAAATGTTCAACCGTGTAACCTTAATTGACACACCTAAAATTATCCTCTATGAGGAATACGCGTGTAGACTCGCTAAGTTGATTTTGAAGAATATGATCTGTCATTCTCCAAAGCGAACCTACTATCTCAGAGATATAAAAGGAATCGAATCCGATCCAATGACACCCGCCTGGATCACAAAAGAATTCGACTTCCCAGAAATCGACGACGACATCCTCTTCAACTATTCCTTACAGATCTCCTCAGAGTTACCCAAAAATAAACAACGAGTTGAAATGTGGGCCAACAACATGATGGAAAAACAAATCCAGTATCGTGAACAGGGTTCCACTATCGATCTCATTACTGAAGAGGAATGGATTAGTTACCAGGATGTCCCATACAAAGAACAGATGCTTAAACGAATGGGCGTACAACGTGCGCAAGATTCTTTGGACATCGCCAACCAAGTAGTTTACGAATACGCCGGAGCACTTGAACAAGGCATGGATCCTAACCAAGCGTTAGTCATGGCTTCTCAAGGACTCGACGCCAAACGGCAGGGAGCTGTAACTCCTTTCGAACAGATGATGCAGCAACCAGCCGGAGGCGGTATGGCGAGTGGTGGCATGATGCCATCCCAAGGCTTATAAAAAAGCGGTATCTCCCCCGCTAGACATTGACAGCTCCTTTCGGCAAAACACCTACTATATGTGGGTGTTTTTGCTTGACATTTTATGACATTTATGGTAATGTATGTTTAGCAAATAAGTTTAGGTTCCGCCCTATAAAAAGTGTGTAAAAAGATTTGCGACTCCGTATAATGTCGGCGCGTTATACAGAAAGGAGTTCTATGTCAGAAGTCTTAACAAAGGAAGATCTAATGTCCAGCTTTGGGATTCAAGTTCCAACAGCAGAAATGGACGAAGATCCACCCGAAACTGACCCACCTGCTGAAGACGAAATCGATGAGGATGCACCCAACGACGAAGCAGACGTAGATGCAACCGAAGAGGACGACAACGCAGAGCCACCTGCAGATGAACCGGAACAACCGGCAAAACCTGCAGCAGCAAAAGATCCCATGAAGGGACTGCAATCGAAAGATGCAGCAGCCTTCGCCAAAATGCGAATACAGAATACTCAGTTCAGCGCAGCACTCAAAGGAATAGCCGAACAGCTAAACTTAGACGTCAATGTTGATCAGGAGACTCTGCTCGCGACAATCCAGAATGTTGTGTTACAGGCCAAAGCCAAATCACAAGGAACTTCTCCGGAAGTCCTAGCTGAATTGGAAGGACTCAGAGCAGATCGACTTGAATCTCAGAAAGTTACCAGATATACCAAATCGAAAGATAGTCTACTGGCACTTCAAGACAAATATTCGATTCCTGATGATGACCTACCCACATTCTTAGACGAACTGCTTGAAGCAGACTTAGATCCCCGTGAAGTTGATGTCGATTTCGAAATGGAATATCTACGGAGACACCAAAAAGAAATCACTGAGAATGCGGTGGCAAAAGCTCTTGCCGATGCAAAAGTCTTAACAGATAAGAACAATCGTGCCCCAGGTACGCTTCCCGGAAAAGGCAAGCAAGTGGACACATCCAAGCGAATTGAAACGGTCGCAGACCTAGACGCACTTTTTAAAACCATTGAATTATAACTAAAGCTAAATGGAGGAACCTATTATGGCTAACAGTGTAACCCTAAACGCACTAAACGCAACATACGATCTGAACACAGTCGTAGAGTTAGCTAACAGTGCCAACTGGGCGGTATCCAATGGCTCAGGTAGTTTGACAGACGGTAACAAACAGGTTAACCTGATTCGTCCAGAAGTCTTCTATTCAAAGCAATTGCTTGATACCATCCGAATCGATGCAGGCGAGTTTAAATACTACAAGCTTGCAGACGAATCCCCAATCCAAAACCAGGCCGAAAAATTGGTACTCAGACGTTGGGCTCCTTTACAGGCTCACACTACCCCGCTTGAGGAAGGTGTGCCTCCCAAATCTGATAAGGGATCCGTAAAGAAATACGAGATCACCGCTTACCAGTATGGCCGATTTATGGAATTTACTGACAAAGTAGATTTCGAAGTAGTTGACCCCGTTGTTGCTCATTACAGTAAAGAGTACTCAATCGTAGTTCTCGAAACACTGGATATGCTTGCCAGAGAGTGCTTGTTCTCAATCGCTCAACCATGGTATGCTGCTAGTGCCGTAGGCTTCGAAGCACTCGATTTCGATAGCATCCCCAACATCACTGATCTGAGAATGATCGGGCTGTCCTTCAAAAGACAGTTGGTAAAACCCAGAGCCAATAGCATGTTCCAGGTTATCGCAGGTCCGGAATTCTTCTACGATATGCTGTCTGACGCAACCGTAAAAGATTACATGACCATCAACCGAGACACCAAAGATATGTATAGTGGTTCAATCCTGTTCCCGATGTTCGGATTCAGCTTTGACGAAACCCTGGTCTGCCCGACTCATGGCAACTATGTTGACATGGTAGGCGCACCCGGTTCCGAAGTAGCTACTCCTGCAAAGAGAATCTATAGAATGAATGGCGCAACTCCAGAGTTCGCTACCATCTATCAGGATACAAAGATCGACACCCAAGTTGGAACCACAGCCACAGTATGTACCATCGCAGATGGTTATGTAACTGATGGTCTGACTGGCAAAGACGCCTCATTCATTCCAGACCTGGAAGTTTGGGACATTGAAGGATTGACCTATGACGGTCATTCTGACTGGGCCGAATTCAAAGTACAGCATGTACTGATCGTAGGTAAAGAAGCCTTGACCAGAACAGGTTTGTCCGGCGAAGGTCAAGCCAAGATGTACGTTAAACAAAAGGGTTCATCCGGAGTCTTGGATCCTATCGATCAGAGACAGTCAATCGGTTTCAAGATCAATTCTGTAGGCTTCGGCTCAACCAGAACTGACGCAATCGTAGACTATATCTGCGTGCCTACTCAGTGCAACATCTAAACGGGGCTTTTAGTTAGGAGGATACCAAATGGCTAAAACCCGAATTGAGTCTGAAGTTGAAGCTCTGGAAAGAGATGAAGCGGAAGCTCTAGAAAAAGCAAAACAACCTGTAGAGATAATCTCGTCCAAACCAGTAAAGGCCAAAACATTGGTTCAGGCAGAAGGACAACGACGTGCTCTCAAAAAGAGTTACCTCGAACAGGGCAAAGTAATGTTCTCAGCATCACCTATGTATAAACCATATTTCGGTGAGAACATGAAAATCATGATAAATGGATTCGCAATCTTCGTTCCGCTAGATGGAAGATCAAGATCCATTCCAAAAAGCTTCGCCGCGGAAGGCTTCCGCAAAATTCGAGAAATCGATAACTTCCTCCTGAAGAAGGAGAGACGGTCCGATATCCAGAATAACGTAGAAACTACGCCCGGCGATTTACGACTTATCTAAGATAGGGGAGGGCAACCTCCCCTTTATCTTTTTAGGAGGAAACAATGTTTATCAATAAGATTGTGAACAAAGTTAACGGAATGTTAGCTGGTGAAACTCTTAGTTACACACGAATGATAACTTACCTTGACGAGGTAGGTGACGAAATAAATGCTAAACTTTGCTCTACTTTTCCAACAGTCTCCGAGGCTTTTGATTTAGCACAAGTTGAAGCTGGTGAACCTGTTTCACTGGCTGTTATTGATTATCCGTATTTTCCAGACGAATATGTCCGTGGAGTCTTATGCAAAGGCGCCGCGTATAAATTCTACATTCAAGATGAAGAGGGTATTATCACAGCCGACAAGTATGGTTATGAATATAAAGATGCCCTTTTTACAATGGAACGAGACTTCCTAGCCAAAGTTCCTGAAGAGTTCCAAAAAGACACTACTGCAAGTGTGGTTAAAGACGAATACTACCGTGCTGGTAATATGCCGTTCTCATTTAACCAGTTTGGAGAATAACGATGGCAATACAAATTACAACCAACTCATTTAAATATAACGCTCGTTTACCCAGAGGATACAACACAGAATCCAACTTCATGTTAGGGATGTCTGATACTCTTGGCGCTCTGCCGGATGGCCAAGTAAAAACGATCGTTAATTTTGATATCATCAATGATGGTCAGAATCTACAACCTCGACCAGGTTTAAGATCTTCGAAGTTATTCATTCCAAATATTGCTGCGGAATCTACAGAATCTGATTATCACGATGCTAATGCGGGGTATCTGTTAAATGCTGCAATCGAAACTGTCGAAAGTGATGGTAAGACCCACTATCAATTCATTGTTGCTCGCTGTAACAAGGAAGATAATACAGGACATCTTTATGTAGCATCTGGTGCTGATGCTTTAAATTCTAACGCACGAGATGCTCAGTCATTTAAAATGAGCGTACGCAAAGATATCCCAGAAGATAATATCTCACTGGGGTACACAATGCTGAACACATTAGATATCGATCATCCTGTGCAAGCTGGTTGTTTATTTAATAAGCCGGTTGAAGCTAAAATTCATAATGTGCCTATTCAGATTTCAGAACACTTAGGCATGGGCGATAATGAATCCATAGCGGAGTTAATCGGTTGTTGGGGTTTTGGTAGTTCCTATTATTTCTTAACGAAGGATAAAACAGAACTGACTGATAAAAATATCTGCATATATAAAACAAAGTATGACGAAACATCAGGACAATATGAATTGACTCCAATCACTATTAAGCAACCCAACGCCTCTGAAGCTGCAACATACGGTTTGAATATGTTATTGGATAACCCTGAAACTTTTGTAAACAAAGTTGATTCTACTGTAACTGAAATTGATTGTAATGGAATACTACTGTATGATACCAGAGTTGCAGCAGAGCATATCGAACTTTACCCCAGAAAGAACAAGTCTTATAAGGTTCGTTTAAACTATACCGCAATTCCTAGTGATGACAAATGGTTAGTTAAACTATTGTGGCGTGAACAAGCCGACGTCAGTTGGAATGAATTTCATGCGCAATATATAGATATGACTGGTCGAGCCGATGGTTCAGACTTACCCATTGTGGAAAAAGCACTAGTCTTTCCATCGAAAGATATCATGATTCGTGCCGAGATATATAAACAAATTTCTCCTGGATCCGACGATCATGTGGGCGTCGATTACTTTACCCGATCGGGGCATTCGTTTGCGATTGCCGTAACAGCGTCCACACTCGTTGGATTTTTCCTGGACAGAGTTGTTGAAAAGTCTCTTGAGAATACAGAAATCATTAACTATGATCTGAAGACAGCGACTGGTTTAGGTTACTGGCGTAATCGACTGTACATTTATGGAGTACCCAGAGACCCCAAAATACTCTTCCTGAGCGATTTAAATGACCCTGGTTACTTCCCGTACCCTACTAACGCAATTAACTTCGATTTTCCTGTAATTCATGCAGTAGAGTATATGGGCAAATTGCTTGTATTCACTACAAAACAAATCGTAATGATTACAGCAAATCCAGATGGTATGACTTGGAACAAAGCAATTGTCCAAGATAATTTATCAATTGATCCATGGGATCGACATTTAATTCAACCGGTTAAGAATATGGTATTCTTCAAATCCGGTAATTACTATTATATGGTGGTTCCCAAAGCCATATCTATGACAGGTGAATTAACCATGGCTCCCGTATCTATACCCATTACAGATTTCCTGGATAATTTCCAAGAGCGTGTCTTCGAATATCTGGATCAGATATACCCCGCTTTGAAAGAACAAAATCTAAGTGAGTCTCTTAGACTTGCAACGTATTACAATTATTTGGATTACGAAGATATCCATAATGTTTACGTTTATAAATACGAAGAACGTTTTATCCATATCGACCTTCAATACAACTATGTTTCTAGAACTTGGAAAATATATGTTTATGAAGGACAAGATTTGATTAAACCTTATAAACATAACGCTACACAAAAAGGTGAGTTGATGGCTTCTACATTCTTTGACAACCTGGAAGTTCAAACCTTTACAGAACTGGTTACAACTAACGTAGATGGTTCTGATGAAAAAGTTGTAGATGAAATGATTTTACGAACAAGCACAATAGATGTCCGAGGCATAGAACGACTTCGTTATTCTCGACCCGATCTTGCTAATCCTGGTGCAAGAGTCTATACATACTCCGATGGAATAGAATATTCCGCAACACATAACCGTATCATATACATTTTCAACCCAGATAGACGAATCGTTATTCCAGTGGAAAAAGATGATACCTATGGTATTCGTTATCAAGATCTTGTAAATAAAGATATGGCCCTTACCGAGTCCTGGCAACTTGAAAAAGAAGTTGAAGGCTACTGGGTAAATGTTACTTCCGGTAAAACAGTGTGGCCTTTAAAAGATAGGACATTCAGATATAATTTATCTGCGCCTATCACTTCCGGAACAGTACTCAAGATCCTAGATCGTACATATATCATCAACTCAATTCAAGGCGATGAGTATCGAGATACCACAAGAAATGGTGATGATTTACTAATTAAATGGGTTAGAGGAAATCAATATCAATTTATCTTTGATTACGACCTTCCAGATAATGATGCTCCTGTCATTAAAACATTTGTATTAGATGAATCCATAGGAGGCACTGTTACAGGAAGATGTATTCAATTTTTCAAATATAATCCGTTTACCAAACATGATTATTATGTTCCGAATAATATTACCATTCAATGTGCAGACAACCTAACGGATATGTTACTTCCGGAGAAAATCGAACAGTTAGGCAGAATTGCCAAATCCCTATCCAGTACCATTGAAGCATCTGTTCAAGACGTAGAAGATGGGATTACATTCCAGAATTGGCAGTTTCTAGATACCGGAAACAGGGAATATAACCAAGAGCATAAAAAGAGATATCGGGAATTGCAGATATTTATAAACAATCTTGGAGGCTCCCCACTTGATTTCAGTATGTCCTTTACTGTAGACGACGTAGAAAAGATGGGGATGTACGAATATGTTGTAGAACAAATAACAGACCCCGATGACCCCAAATATGGTCTACTATATATTACACCTAATCCCGTTTACCAACCCGAACTACATGTTGATTCTGAAGTTCGATTAAATACTTGGGGACTTGATGCGTCATTGTTCCCCGAACTCAGTCTTTGGAAATTGCGTATGCCGGTTGGTGGTAAAGGTTACTCTCCAAGATTTAAAATCATTTCCAGAAATCAAACTGATTATACAATCATGAGTTATACCTGGGTACATCGAACAATGTACCTAAGATAGGAGGTCGTAATGTCTATCACATATATTCCTAACTTTATAAGATCCGCCGAAGATATGAAAGCTGGCGAAAAGATCTCAGCCGAAAAATGGAACGCAGTTCATAATCTACTCGTTACTCAGGGTGACAAAAACTCTGAAACAATCCTGGCCATTGTTGATGCATTCAATCAACTTGAATTAAGTCCTCCGATTATTCCTTTTAAGACCATTGAAAATTCCTTTGATCCGGGAACCGTTGGTGAGATCTGTTTTGATTATGGCTATATCTATATCTGTGTTTTAACAAACACATGGAGACGTTTCGCAACAGAAAGTTGGGGCGGTCTATAAGGAGGGCATTATGGCACGAACATTAAAAATAGTCAACCGTGCCCAACCTGATGGTGAACAGGAACTTACAATCCAGGAACTCATTAATAATGTATTGGATGAAGTTCCACCAGGTACAGGCGAAGTCGATTATGCATACTCAAATGCAGAGATCGATACCATAGAATTTTAGGAGGTATATCAAATGAAATTCGTAAGTTTAGACAATTTAACTAGAGCCTTTGGAAAGATCAGAATTGATCTTGCTACAAAAGCCGTTAAACTCAGTGGAGCTCTCACAGACACTGACTCATTCTTAATCATAGATGCTGCTGATACGGAAACGATTAATGGCACAGCATCTGTCAAAAAGATTAAACGAGTTACCTTTGCTGAATTAAAAACATATCTTAGTGGTTTTTTCTCAGCCGCTAACGGAATGGTTTATAAAGGTACACTTGGCACAGCCGGGACAGTCACAGCAGTTCCGACAACCTATGCGGTTGGCGACACCTACAAAGTGATTACAGCCGGAACATGGGCCGGAGCCGTACTCGAGCCGGGCGATCTGATTATCGCTATTGTCGCAAGAACCGGAACCGGTAATTTGAATGGTGACTGGACATTTGTTCAGACCAACATTGATGGTGCTATTGCTGGTCCTGCTTCGTCAGTAGACCACAACCTAGTTCAATTCAACGGAATCACAGGTAAATCTATCGAAGATTCTGGAATTGCTGCCGCTAATATCTTAGTTAAAACTGGAGACGGTTCCAACGTAGTTAATACATTTTCAGCAGCAGCCAACCATACAACGAATCTTGTAACTGGTGAAACCTTAGCGGTATCACTTGGTAAGATTCTGAAATGGTTCACGGATCTAGGAGCTGCCGCGTGGTTAGCAGTTGGCACCATAGCAGGTACGGTTGCCGCAGGAGACCATCTTCATACAGGTACTTATGCACCAAACACACATGCTCATGGTAATGTCACCAGTGTTGGTGCAATTGGAACAACTATTGATTTACCAATTATCACCGACACCGCAGGTGTAATGATTGCAGGTGCTTGGGCGACTAATGCTGACATCGACGCACTTGTAATATAGGAGTAACACATGGCTAAGAAATTTATTGAATTAGTACAAATAACAAGACTGTGGACAGATATCAAAGTATTTATGCAATCAGGGGCACCAGCATTAGCTTCCCCCCATGACGGAGATAATATTGTAATTGGTGACTCAACGGATCTAGAAACAGTCAATGGCATTCCAATTAATAAAACCAAAAGGATATTTCTTATTGATCTGGTCAATTTTATTTTATCGAAACTTACTGATATCGCCCCTGTTTTTACTTTCGTGTCAACCGCGACTATAGTAGTTCAGGCGACAAAAACACGAGTTGTTTATTATTGGCCGGCATTGAATATTGGGTATATCAAACTCTTTTTAGAGGTTGGAACAGCTGGATGGACCGTTAATACCGAGTACACAATAGGTTCTATTGTTAAGCCTACTGGACACACAATACCAACGCAACCGCTTAAAGCTACTAGACCATCCGCATATACAGGACTTATAGATGCTTATTTTGTAACGACAACAGCAGGAGCAGATTTAAAAGTCCAACCAAAGATTATTGCGGCTGGGTCAGCATATAATGTCTATATTGCTGGTGTATTTCAAATAGTTTAGAAAGGAGATCAATATGATCACACGAAAAACATTAATTGATAAAGTTTATAAACGAACTGGAGGTGTCCTCACCTCAGCATATGGCACACCCAGAGATGGTGGTGCTCGAAAACATGCTGGTGAAGATTGGGACATTGCCGGAACAGAGTCTCCTAAAGTCTATTCACCATGGAATGGTATTGTTACACACGCCCAGACATCTATGTTGAATGACCGAGGTAGAGAAGTTGAAATCAAAATAGGTAAGAAATATTTCTGGTTCCAACATCTCTCTAGTTGTAGTGTAACCGAAGGTCAGCGAATTGCTGCTGGTAAACAATTTGGTGTTCAAGGTGGTTCCGGTAAAGCACTTGGTTCATATAAATCTCACATGCATTTCGAAGTTTCGAATTATCCTATGGGAGATCCAAGACGAATTGCGCTCAATCCAGTGTACGGCCTTTATCTAACATTTATCCCACCTAAGTATCCCACAAAAAAAGTTATTGTTTCTGATCTACATATACGTCAAGGCCATAGTGTCAAAGGCAAAGCCCTTGGTTATATAGACCTCGGCCCCATAGAAATCTTTGAGCAGTATGTCCAAGATGGTTATGTCTGGGGACGAATTGACTGGGTGTTAGATCAGTGGATAGCCCTCAGATCAACTGATGGTAAAAAAGTTTACGCAAAATAAGGAGGTCTATTATGAAAGAATCAACTAAAATTAACTGGTTAAAAAAATTTAAGTCATGGCCACTATGGGCTGCCATCGCATCCTTCGTTGCTTTGATCGTTCAACAGTTTTGGGGTTTTGATATTGGTGACCAGCTCAATGATATCCTAACATCACTGTTTGGAATTTTGATCCTATTAGGTATCGTCAATAATCCCAATAGCCGGGGTACAATCTAAGCATCAATGGAGGGCAGAGATATGGAACCAACAACACTAGACGTCACTCAAATAGGTCAAATTATTATATCTGTTGTTGTCGCACTTACAGGATTCTTCGGATCAATACTTTTACTTATTAAATATAGTAAGAGGATGAAACTTGCACTTATACGTTGGTTCCATCTTGGGTGCCGAAACGATAGTACAATGTGTGTTATCCTAGGTAACTCAATTATACATCGTTGCGAGATTGCTCAGATAAACCGTTGTCTACCAGAACAAGAACGTGAATGGTTAATTAAATTAATGCACGAATACCAAGAAGTTCGAAGATGGAATGGTGTAGTTAAAGATCGATATGACAGAACCATTGATCTACCATTAGAGCCCACCTACGAAGAAACTCAAAATCGTTTAAATGATGAAGCCGATTACGGCCGACATATCACATAAGGAGATCGATATGGCAATTAGTATAGAAATCGGAAACGTATATCATGATGGATTGTATACTCGATTGATTGGGTTAACGCCTAATCCTAAAACGATTCATACATTTCGTTGGTATTATCGTATTCACGGAACAGAATCTTGGATATTCTTTTCTGATAGTTTAACGACATTGCCTATTGGATCCCTCGCTATTACTACGAAGTGGTTTAATAGCCGACCACATTTAAAACCAAATACACATTACGATATTCTATGTTCCCTTAATTTCTCAAATGGGGCAGAACATCAACTGTATACTACAAATGTATGGACTAATGATTATGCTTTTGAGATAGTTAAGATCGGAACAATTCCCACTAAGTTCAGATTCGACCCAAAACGAAGTATAGCCAATGGCACAAAATTATACTTCTTCCGAGCACCTGATGCGCAAGTACGAAGTACATTGGGCGCAGATGCCTGGGTTTATATGGGTGAACGAACATGGAACTCAGCTAAATCAGATACTGCTCAATTCATTTTCAGTACTGAAGAGGCTTACACCAAATATGATTTTAAAATAATATTCGTTAACTCTTCAAATCATATTATAGATATCGTTTTTATGGAGGATTAAGAACTTGCAATTAAATTACAATATTGATACAATATCAATAGAGGAGGTCTGATATGACATACACTGGCGTTAATGATGCATTCGCCAACCTTTACAAAAACTCCAGCAAAGGAGTCAATGTAAACCAAGGACGAAATGCAGTTGCGAAAGCGGCACAAGCTCCCAAAATAGATACGAGCAATCCGATGGGATTCTTAACAAGTCGTGCAGACATTAAGACACTATTGGATCAAGCAACCAATGACGCTTTTAAAATACAAAGACGCCAGGGTTTGCAAGACCAAGCACGAGTTGAGAACTCACTGATTGGCGATCGTAATGCGATTGTTGGAGGTATGCGAAATACCCTAGCAGGTAACGTACAAAACGGTGCAACTGAAGGTGCGGCAAATGCTACAGCATTACAAGCAGCTCTTGGTTTGGGAATGCAACAAGACAATAATCTAAATGCTGGTTTGCAGAACCTACAAAATATCGCCTTGCAAGAACAAGCAGCTAGATCATTAAATGGTTCAACAGCCATTACTACATCTAACGCGGCCAAAGGCCAGCAATCCACCTTAGCCGGGGAGAAGTATGCATCTGATGCAACTTATGCTTCGACAGGTTTACAGGCCTTAGCCAGCCTATTCTGGCCCGGATACGATGGTTCAAAAGCAGGTGGCTCTGGTAACTCTGGTAGTGGCGGTTCCGGGTCTGGATCCAGTGGTACTAAAACAGGTACTAAGGTTACAACTAAACCTGTTAACAACACTAAACCAGGTAAGTCTGCAACACAAATTGCTGCTGAAAAAAAGGCAGCCGCAACTAAAGCAGCTAAAGCCAAGGCAGATGCTAAGGCCAAAGCAGATAAAGCAGCAAAGGCAGCTAAAGAAAAAGCAAGACTTAGACATATCTCTGATACTACATCCGGTACATCTGGTGGTGGTATGGCAGGTGGCAAAGGCGGCGCTTGGAGTAAATCCAAGTCCGATGCTAAAAAAGCAGCCGAAGCTAAAGTAGCCGCAGCACTTAATCGTAGAAGGTAACTATATGACAGCACGAGGCAGATTTCATTTTACAACGTATGGTAAACACGGGACGGATACACCAACACCACGTCCTGTGTTGCCTTATGTCCCTAAGCCACAAGCACCAACTGCTTATGGTACAGCGTTAAAAAGCTTACGTTATAATGGAAATGTTCCTGTTGCAACACCAGTACCGCTGCCTAAACAATTAGTACG